TAGTATGTATGAGTGTGATAAATGCAATGCTTGGTATGAAGTTTTTAATCAATTAAAAGAAAAAATTAATGGCTAGATATACCTACGCTTTCAGTAATGGAAATTATAATGATTGGCATAGAAAATATGAGGGTATTGCCATGATTGATATTGATTCTGTTGAGTGTTGTCAGTATTGTTATGAACCTTTAGCTATCATTGAGACTTGTTATGACAAAAATCAAAAATTTAAGGCTACAACCCTGTCAAAGATCATTGCTGAACGCCTAAACATACCCTGCTTTTTAGTTTTCTATAAAGAATCGACACCTGGTAGCCTAATCTTTAGGATCAAGCGTATACGCAGCTCTAAGACAGAGTTTCAGCTAATGAATGAGGATCAATGGGTATCTATTTTAAGATCCTTGCACGACCACCACTCAACTAATTGTAAATCAACCAAACGAAAGGAAAATAAATGAATGTAAGTAGAGGATTTTTACATATAACTTATAAACTATACCACCATTTAGATTTAGTAGACGGAGAGAGGAAGTCTCATTGTCTCAATGTATTTTTATCTGTAATGAAATATGCTTGGAAGAAAAATGGATACAAGGCAGGATTAAGACACGAAACAATACACAAAGATACGGGTCTTTGTCGAACCACTATCAAATCTTGCTTGGAAACTTTAAACAAACTTAACATTGTTAAATCTGTGAGGGGTAAATCTGGTAAGACTTATCTTGTTAATGAAACATTTTTGAGAGCCGAGAAACTTTACGAGCCAACCCAGATAGCCGTTAAACCTACACAAGATAGCCGTTTTACGGCTACATTAGAAGAAACAATATCCATTAATAATATAGGTAAAATAGTTAAGAGTTTTGCAGGGGATAGGGAGAAGATATTAGATGAATTATCTAAGCTCCCTATCAACGAATTAAAAGAAGATAAAACTAATATCTATTTATGCAAACTAGCCATTGAACGTAAGCAAGATAATGAGAGAGAGAAAAGTGCAACATATGTAAATGCTGATAAAATATTGTCGGCATTGTCCAAAATAAAGAAACAAGCTAATCCAAGATACAGAGAGAAAGTTGAATACAATAAAAGAAATAATTTAAATTGGAAAGGAGAACCAAAGTAATGCCAGGTAGACCAATGAGAAAAGTATTTTGTCAAGGTAATACTAGAGCTGGATTGAGAAAAGGTTTAAAAATACCTTGTAGAATGAAAGGTTATGTATTATCAGACGGAAAATCTTATAGATGTAAATATCATGGCTATCAAAACTATGATAAATTTAATAAAGCAAACTACACAGATGAAAGTAGAATAAGACAACTCAAAACATTAATACAATTTAGGAACTATACAGATGAACAAATCAAAGAATACTATTACACCAAAACAAAACCAAGAATTGATAACAGAGGAAAGTCTATATACCATAGAAGAAAAATTGGTAAACGGAATGACCCTTACAGAAATACTAAACGACAAGCAGTATCCTTACAGTTTGATGAAGTTCTACGCTTACTTGAAAAAAAATCCAGAACTAGAAACAAGGATACTTGAAGCTAGAAAACTAGGTATCCAAACTTTAATTGATAAACTAATGCAAGTATTTAGTTATCAAGAAATCGAGTCACCTAACGAGGTGCTTTGGGTGAGGGAAAAAACTCGGTTTATTCAATGGGTTGCAGGAAAAATTACTGATCTATATTCTGATAACAAAACTATTAAGCAAGATATTGATACTAAGATGTCTATTAGTTGGGAAGATAACTCTGATAATATGATTGATGTATCAGAGGATATAGTTGATATACCCTCTGATAATAAAGATTAATTAATCGTGATCGTATTGTTTCATTACAATATTAAAACTAATCCTGTGATGTGCTTCATGACTATCTGCAAGTTCCTCAAGAATATTTATTAACTTTTTAATATTCATTCCATCATCACTTTGATAAGTAGCTAACACTTGATCTGTCATTTTCTTATCAGTTTTTTCATGGTACTTAGTACCTTTTATTTCTACTTTGTAGTTGTCTATGTACATTGTTTTCCCTTTCTGTTTGTTGTTATATTTTTCTTGCTATGTATTGAAACTTAGGATCATGATTAATGTTCCCATGCGTCAATCTTTTTTGATATAATTCCACAACATTATTTTCTGCTAATCTCATAAAAAAGTTAGCAATATCTCTTAGATTATTGTCATAGAATCTCTGTCTTGCTAAGTAACCTTTGTCATAGTAGGTTATTGATTCCCCACTCCTAGCTTTTTGTACCCAATTTTCGTATTGATTTAGTGTCATGTTTAACCTCTTTCATTTTTTGTTTGTTGTTATAATTTCTAACAATCATTCTAATCGCTAGACCATTTTCATCTTTAAGAGTATTGAATAATATTTTTGTCAATTCCCTTACAGATAAATTTTGTTGTAGTTGTTTATTCATTACTCTAAAACTTCTTCTGGTGCTACTGATCCAATATCTTCACTATTACAATCTTTACAAAATGATTTTTCACCATCATTTGTAATATTAATATTTTGACTTGAACAGCTATAACAAACCTCAACATAATTTGTTAAATCAGAGTAATATATTTTTTCTGTCATTTTTATTTTTACCTTTCTATTTTGCTTAGTTGTTTATTATCTGTAATCATCATATTGTTTTGCTTCCTCATCAGTTATTTTTTCATAATTCCATTCTCCATGATCCATGATCTCATCAAGTGTTAATGAATGAATGTCAATAAAATCTTTGTCATTTTCATCAATACCTAATTGCCAATCTATTGAATGATAATCGCATAGGTCTTGTCTTAAACTTTCTAAGTCATTATAAACTGCACCATTTAATACACCTTGCTTATCTACTCTTAGTATTTTCATATCTATTTCTCCTCTATTTTTTTTACGCATAACTTAACAACTCCAAGCCACTTATCCAACAGTAATTTCTTAACTGCAGGATCATTACATAAGTCATGGTCTATTTTTATTTCACTTAATTGATCCATAAAATATCTTATGTCTTTTTCTTTTTGTTCTCGTTGTTGTTGCTTAATTGCTTCATGTCTTTTAGCTTTGTTTTTAGTTCTAACTAAATCTAAAGCGTCAAAATCTACTGCCATTTATTCCTCGCTTTCCTCTGTTCCCTCATCCATAATATCTTCAAAGAAACAATCAACTTCTTCATATTCTGCCATTCCTTCATTGTGTAAAATAGTAGCTTTCTCTAAACTATCTGCTTCTATTATACATTCTTCTCTTATATGTTTTCTAACATCTCTCCAAAATGTGTATTGTTTTTTCATTTATTCCTCGCTTTCTTTTTTATTTCTATTCCACTTGCAACTATATTATGATTTTTATAATCATAAATATCAAAATAATCATATGAAGTTCTGCTGTCATTTGTTCTTAAAATTATATCATAATCCATAAGAATATTATTAACTGTATCATCTTCATTTTTTAATATTACTTGACAATGTTTATCTTCTAACATTATTCCTCGCTTTCATCTTCTTGTATTAATTCCCCTTGATCATAACCTTGCTTAATCATTTCAGCTATATGCTCAAGATCAACATCATTAGGTTTATAGTTTGGATAATCTTCTATTGTTAGTTTCCACCAACTTGTTTTTGTTTCCATGTTATTTCCCTTTCTATATTGTTATTATTAATACTATCATTACAAATAAAATTACTACGCAACTATAAAAATTTATATCTGTCATTATGCCACACCTAATTTTTGCATTGTGTTATATTGATCTTTTGTTAATTCTGTTTCCGAATAAACCTCTATTGCATTTTCCATAAAGTTATCCCAAAAAACATTAGTTTTTAATTCATGCTTTTTTTCTAACCCCCAAAATTTTTTGCAATACCCATATTCTGTCATTTTTTTATCAAAAATATAGCTAGTTAAATGCTCGTATTCCCCAACGATACAATTAAATTTTACTAAATATTTTTTTGCCATGTTATTTATCCTCGCTTTCTGTTTGTTTATCTAATGCGTTTTTAATTGTGCTTTCTAGTTCCCAATATAAATTGCTACCTTTTTCGGTGTTCTTTGTACTACCTATATTTTCTTTGTCATCAATTACAAACTCACTTGCTATATCATCGCTTAAATTATCTATAAATTTAAAGTATAAATCATCAGCTAATTCACACGCTAATTCAAAGTTTTTATCTGTCATTTTATTTACTCGCTTTCTGTTTTTGTTTATGTTTTGTTATTGTTTTTTCTTTGCTGTTTTGTATTGCAATTATTCTATGAAAAAAAGGGTGCGAACAGTCGCACCTCACACCCTCTTTTTTGGCTTGTTCATTAACTTTTTTAATGATCTTATCTTGCCAATTCATTTTCCTCATCTTCCTCATCTTCGTTTAAATTGTTTGCGTCAAGATAATCATCATAACCTACATTATAGGCAATCGGATCGCTATCTTTTAAGAGTTTGGAAAAATTCCAAATTCCTGTGTCATAAAGCTCATCTAACCAATCATTGTATTGATCTTCATATTTCATTTTTTTTTATCCTTTCTGTTATATGTATTTTTTGTCTATGTTTTTGTTCTCAAGAAGATTAACAAAATCTTTATATCTCATACGATATTCTCTGTTGCTTCCTGTTAATTCCTCTATTCTGTTTAAGTGTTTCGCTGTAGTTACTGACCATACATTCTCGCAAACATAAGTATCAACAGGCGTCTTAATTGCTACTGTTGTATTATAGCTATAAAATACTTGATTGTTTCCTATTGTTTGAGTGTATAGGCTTTTTTGGTCTATTTGTGTTTTCATTGTTTTCCCTTTGTTATTTGTTTTCTATTGTTATAATTGTTGTTATTTTATTTTTATAGTTGACAAGATGTCGCATATTAGATTGACCATAAATGCAAGATATAAAGCATTAATGAAGTTAAAAAGGTTGTAGTAAATACAAAGAATAATATTTTATAGATCATTATTGTTTCCTTTTTTTTTGTTTATGTACTCATTAGCTTTGTTAATAACTTTTTTAGCTTGAGTTTTGTTTAAATGATGAACAGATTGAATAGCTTCTATGTTATTTATGAAATCATACTCATTTTCAAAATATCCATTTAATACAGAAGCGATTGCAAAAGATATATTTTTATCATCATCAAAAGAATATATCCAATGTTCTTTGTTATTGTTCATTTTTGTTTCCTTTGTTTTGTTTGTTTCGTTTAATTTAATATATTGGTTAATTAATGTAAGTTGACAAATTGACGCAGTTTAAAGATTAGAGAAGTTATAAAAGTTTAAAATGATCCTATTCTTATATTGACGCGTCAGTTTCTTTTTATGCGTCATGACAATCGGTCAACAATATTGACCTATATATTTCCGATAATTAATAGTTATAGGAATAACTATTGATAACATTTATTATCATTAGTAATATTCTGTTGTAGTTTTGGCTATATTTATAGAATGCAATACCCCCCTACCCCCAAAATTATGGTGTAAGTTTATTATATATATATACATAGGATTTGATAACAGACACACAGACATAGCCATACCCACAAACAACCCTGCACCCATTTATTAACACCTTTTCAAATTTTATTTTTTTTATTGTTTCAAAACTTAAATACACTAGATGTAGTATATGGATTATCTTAATACCGAAGATTTAGATTGTATTGCTTATATTGATAAAAAAACCAATAATGTTATTATTAGATTTATTGGCTTACCTAATGCGATAGCAGCAGAGCTGTTTACTGATTATGTTATGATGACATTAGGTGTAGATTATGATCCATTAATAAATGTTAGAAGATCTAAGATGATACACTAATGAATATCAAAATCCCTTATACTCCGAGAAAACATCAATCTTATTTACATCAACAGATCAATAGATACAGATGGAGTGTTCTCGTGTGCCACAGAAGGTTTGGCAAAACAGTATGTATGATTAATCATTTGATTAGATCAGCATTAATGTGCAAACATAAGAATCCAAGATTTGCTTATATTGCTCCAACCTTTAAACAAGCAAAGTCTATTGCATGGGATTACATGAAGCAGTTTACAGCAAAGATACCAAACACTAAGTTTAACGAAACAGAACTAAGAGTTGATCTACCTAATGGTTCAAGAATAACATTGCTTGGTGCAGAAAACTCAGATGGGTTAAGAGGTATATACCTAGATGGATGTGTCATTGATGAATACGCTAACATTGATGGTAAACTCTTTGCAGAAATAATTAGACCAGCTCTATCAGATCGTAAAGGTTATTGTGTGTTCATTGGTACACCTGCTGGAATGAACAACAACTTCTATGATCTATACCAACACGCAAATGGTGCAGAAGATTGGTTTAACTACAAAGCCAAAGCAAGTGATACTAAAATTGTAGACCCAGAAGAATTAGAAAAAGCAAAAGAAGTTATGGGTGAAAAGAAGTACCTACAAGAATTTGAGTGTGATTGGATAGCAAACATAGAAGGTGCAATATATGGCGATGAAATGAACAAACTAGATGACAAGAACCAATTAGCTAGAGTTCCCTACGATCCCACTTTGCCTGTCTCAACTGCCTGGGATCTCGGTGTTGCAGACCACAGTAGTATTATATTTTTTCAACAAAAAGGAACAGGAGTGCAGATAATAGACTACCATGAAGAACGAGGTCATGGCTTACCACACTACATCCAGTTGTTAGAAGAAAAACCTTACATCTACAAAGATCACTTTGCTCCACACGACATTGAGGTACAGGAGTTCGGCAATGGAAAGACTAGAAGAGAGATAGCATATCAGTTAGGAATTAGGTTTAAAGTAGTACCGAAGCTACCAGTAGAAGAAGGTATCCACGCAGTAACGATGATGCTACCTAGATGTTGGATTGATGTTGACCATTGCAAAAACTTAATAGATGCGTTAAGACATTACCACAGGAAGTACATCGACAAAAATAGAATGTTCAGATCAAAACCTGTACACGATTGGAGTTCACATGCTTGTGATGCAATGCGCTACCTTGCAGTTGGTCTCCAAGAAATTAATACTAGACAAACTGCGCCACAAAGTGTAGCAGATAATGATTACAGGATTATTTAATTATGGGATCAATATTTAAACCAAAGACACCTACTCTGCCACCTGTGCAACCTGCACCACCACCCCCTGTAATTGAACCACCTGTTGTTAAAGAAAAAGGAATGACAGAAGCAGAAAAAAAAGAAATTCAAGAAAGAGATGAAAAAATTGCAAAAGAACAAGCTGCTATTGAAAGAAAAAGAAAAGGTAGAAAATCTACTATTCTTACTGGACCACTTGGTCTACAAGAATCTGAAGAAGAAAAACTTAAAACTTTATTAGGAGAATAATATGTTAGATAAAATTAAAAAAGCATTTACAAAAAAGAAACCTGCTGCAAAAAAAGCAGAACCTAAATTTAATAACATGAATGATTTACAGAATGGTGTAGCAGTAAACAGAGAATCTAAATCTGAAACTAAATCTGAAACTAAATCATCTTTAACTTTCGGAAAATAATATGCCATACGGATACGGAGCATCTAAAAATTATTCTCCAGGTTCTACTACAAGAGAAAGTTATAGAACTTCTAATGCGTATAATAGTAATTCTTATAACGCAGGTATTACAACAAATAATAAAAAAACCTCAACAAGATCTAACAATACAAGTGCAAATAACAATGTTAAAAAAAATGTAAAAGAAACTTACAAAACAACAACCTATAAAAAAACAACAATTTCACCTGAACAAAAAAGAAAAAATGAATTAGCATTAAAAGTTGCTAAAGAAAAAAAAGATGCTGAAGCATTTAAAACATATACATATAAACCTAAAAACATACCTTCAATTTTTGGATCTATTAGTTCAAAATTAATAGGAGAAAAAACATTCAATGTAAATAAATCTTACTATGAAAGAAATGTTAAAGGAAAAGCAAAACCTGGTGGTGGATTTTATGGTGCTTCTATACAAGATTTTGAAGGTTACATGAAAGGTAGAGGTTCTGGATCAATAGATGCTATGGGTAAAACTATTTCTACTGGTAATGATCGTAATACATCAGGTACTGTTAAACCAAATAATACTGGGTCATATGTGGTTGAAAAAAATATTGGTGGAAAAACTTTACTTACAACAGCACCAACTACAGCAGAAGTTTCACAAAGCGAAGCAGCAGATGTAGTAGAAGATAGTATTGAAAAAAGAAAAAGAAGAAATAAAGCTAAAGGAAGATCGCCAACAATCCTAACAGGAGTTACTGGAGTAACTGGTAGCTTGACTTTAGGTAAACCAAGTTTACTAGGTAGATAATGGCACAAACAGATAAAGCAAAAAATTTATTAAAACGATATGATCGTTTAAAATCACAAAGACAAAATTGGGAAAGTCATTGGCAAGAAGTTGCAGACTATATGCAACCAAGAAAAGCTGATGTTACTAAAACAAGATCTAAAGGTGATAAAAGAACTGAATTAATTTTTGATGGTTCACCATTACAATCAGTAGAACTATTAGCAGCATCACTACATGGCATGTTGACTAACCCATCTACTCCTTGGTTCTCTCTAAGATTTAAACAAAACGATATGGAGAATGAGGATGAAGCAAAGGAATGGTTAGAAGATGCAACAGAAGTTATGTATACAGCATTTAATAAATCTAACTTCCAACAAGAAATATTTGAACTGTATCATGATCTAATTACATTTGGAACTGCTGCAATGTTTATTGAAGAAGATGATGAAGATATTTTAAAATTTTCTACAAGACACATTAACGAAATATTTATTGCAGAAAATGATAAAGGAAGAATCGATACAGTATTTAGAAAGTTTAGTTTGTCTGCAAGAGCAGTAATACAAAAGTTTGGCGATGTATCAATTAACATAGCAACTAAAGCAAACAAAGATCCTTACGAAGAAGTAGAGATCATGCATGCAGTATATCCCAGATCTGACTTTGATCCTAAGAAACAAGATAAACAAAATATGCCATTTGAATCTGTATACCTAGATGCAGAATCTGGTCATGAATTATCTGTATCTGGTTTTAGAGAGTTCCCTTTTGTAGTACCAAGATACTTAAAAGCATCACACGAAATCTATGGTAGATCTCCAGCAATGACAGCTTTGCCAGACGTTAAGATGCTAAACGAAATGTCAAAGACTACAATTAAGTCTGCACAAAAACAAGTTGATCCACCATTACTAGTTCCAGATGATGGTTTTATGTTACCAGTAAGAACAGTACCTGGTGGTTTAAATTTTTATAGAGCAGGAACTAGAGATAGAATTGAACCATTAAATATTGGAGCAAACACTCCATTAGGTTTAAACATGGAAGAGCAAAGAAGAAACTCAATTAGAAATGCTTTCTATGTAAATCAATTAATGATGCAGAGTGGTCCACAAATGACAGCAACAGAAGTTATTCAAAGGAACGAAGAGAAGATGAGATTGCTTGGTCCAGTTCTTGGCAGACTTCAATCTGAATTATTAAAACCATTGATCGATAGAGCATTCGCATTAATACTTAGAAAAAATTTATTTAGACCAGCTCCAGAATTTTTAGCAGGTCAAGATATAGAAATAGAATATGTATCACCACTTGCAAAAGCACAAAAGTCTACAGAGTTATCTTCTATTATGAGAGCAATAGAAATATTAGGTAGCTTATCAAATGTTGCTCCAGTATTTGATCATATCAATATGGATAAACTTGTTAGACACTTAACAGACATTGTTGGTGTTCCACAAAAAATATTAAAACCACAATCTGAATTAAATGCTGAAAGACAACAAGCAGCACAACAACAAGAACAAATGCAACAGATGCAACAAGTACAACAACTAGCAGAAGCAGGGGGAAAAGTAGCACCATTAGCAAAAGCATTACCAGAAGAAGCAAAGGCTTTGGCAAACGCTGATGTTGAATAATTTATGGAATCAAATAAACAGCTAGAGAATCTAGTAAAAAAACTTAGAGACAACTATCAATATATTTTTAATACAGACGAAGGCAAAGAGGTTTTGTCTGACTTAGAAAAAAGATGTCATTATCATTCTACCACTAATGTAAAAGGTGATAGCCATGAAAGTGCATATATGGAAGGTCAACGCAGCGTACTTCTATTTATAAAACAAATGCTGCAAAAGGAGAATAAGAATGTCAAATGAACAGATAACACAAAATGATGTGCCTGTAGAAGAGACAACACAAACTACTACAGACACTCCTAAACAAGAAACAATGATTGAGCAATCAGTTCCAACTGTTGCTAAGTCTTGGAAAGAAGCAATCTCAGAAGAGTTTAGAGCAGATCCAAACATTGCTAAGTTTACAGAAATAGATGCGTTAGCAAAAAGTTATATCAACGCAACTAGAATGATTGGTCAAGATAAAGTTGCAGTACCAAATGAAAACTCAACAGAAGATCAATGGCAAGAAGTTTATGGAAAACTTGGTAGACCAGAATCACCAGACAAATATCAACTAGAAGTACAATCAGATACTGTTCCATTAGATGATGGTGCAATAAAATCTTTTGCAGAGAATGCTCACAAGCTAGGTTTAAATAATAAACAGGCTCAAGGTATATTAGAGTATTACAAAAACTCTATGGAAGGTTCTGCACAACAAGCAAGAATAGATACTGAAACTGCACAAGCAAATGCTGAAGCTGAACTTCGTAAGGAGTGGGGTAGATCGTATGAAGATAATATAAAAAAAGCTGGATCAGTTGCTAAAGCAAATATGAATCCACAAATCTTAGATATGGAACTAAAAGATGGTACACGATTAGGAGATCATCCAGAAGTTATTAAAGGTTTTGCAAACATTGCAAACATATTATCTGAAGATAAATTGGTTGGTACTGAAAGCGAAAGCGTTGATAGAAGTACAGACTATGAAGCTGAGATTAGTAAACTTGTTAATGATCGAGATGGTCCATATTGGAATAAGTCTCATCCAGATCATGATAAAGTAGTTCAACAAGTATTTACTTTAAGAACTATGCTTAATGGATAAAGAAGAATTAAAATTAGAAATACTTCGTATTGTTGTAGAGAGTGGATCAGAAAATCAAAAATCTAATCCCTTGCCAATCTGCGAAGAATATTATAAATGGGTTTCTATGGCGAATGAAAATTCGCCTAAGAAAAGTAAGACAATTCGTAAAACAAGTTCTACGAACCTTACTGACAAGAAGGAATAGACTCTAGTCTAACAGACTTAAAATGCAAGAGAAGCCAGATTTTCTGATAACGTCTCTGTTTTGTTTTAACATTAACTTAACAATTAAGGAGACATAATATGTCAACTGAAATAACAAAAGCATTTGTAGAACAATACAGTTCAAACATACAAATGTTATCACAACAAAAAGGATCACTTTTAAGAGATAAAGTGAGACTTGAGTCTGTTACAGGGAAGAATGCTTTCTTCGACCAAATTGGTTCTGTAACTGCAACTGTAAGATCAACTAGACACTCAGACACTCCACAAGCAGATACTCCTCACTCAAGAAGAAGAGTTAGCTTGGTAGACTATGAGTTTGCAGATCTTGTAGACGATTTAGATAAAGTAAGAATGTTAGTAGATCCTACTTCTAGCTATGCACAAGCTGCTGCTTATGCAATGGGTAGAGCAATGGATGATGCTATCATTACTGCTGCACTTGGTTCATCTGACACAGGTGTTGCTGGTGGTACTGCTGTTGCATTACCTGCTGGTCAAAAAATCGTTGAAGCTGGAACTGCTGGTTTAACTGTTGCTAAATTAAGACAAGCAAAAGAAATCATCGATCTTGCTGACGTTGATCCTTCACTAAAAAGATACATCGTAGTATCTCCAAAACAGATCTCTGATCTATTAGGAACTACTGAAGTAACTTCAAGTGACTTCAACACAGTAAAAGCATTAGCTGCTGGAGATGTTAATACATTCCTTGGCTTTGATTTCTGTGTTTCTAACAGACTAGCAATCGCTACTAACAAAAGAAAATGTATCGCTTTCGTACAAGATGGTGTTGCATTAGCTGTTGGTAAAGATTCTACTGCTAGAATCGATGAAAGATCTGACAAAGGCTACGCAACTCAAGTTTACTATTCTGCTGCATTCGGTGCAACTAGAATGGAAGAAGCTAAAGTTGTGGAAGTTCAAGCACACGAAGCATAATAAATAGAATTTTAGGGGGTGGAAGCGAGAGTGGAAACCCCCTAAAGTGCATGAAAAAGATACAAGAATTAAAACCTGTATTACATTTTAAAAAAGAGAATTATGTATATAGGTATGTTTTGGTAGACAGATTTCAGAATGATAGCAAAAATCATTATGGATTTGATAACAAAGAAGAGAGAACAACAGAAGAAATTTTTGCCTTAGAAAAAGATAGACATATAAGGCGAAAGTATATTATAAGGAAGTAGTATGGCATCAGTAGTAGACATTTGTAATGGAGCATTAAATCAACTTGGTGCATCAACAATCTTAACACTTACAGAAGATTCAAAAAACGCAAGACTTTGTAACTCAAGATACACACAAGTTAGAGATAGTTTATTTAGATCTCATCCTTGGAACTGTTTAATTAAAAGAGTTGAACTTGCAAAAGATACGGAAACTCCTTCATGGGGTTTTAGTTATCAGTTTACTTTACCTGCAGATTGTTTGAGAGTTCTTACAATTTTAAATTATGATTATGATTACAAAGTAGAAGGTAGAAAAATTGTAGCAAATCATGGAACAGTTAAAATACAATATGTTGCAAGAATTGAAGATCCAAATCAATATGATGAATTGTTAAGAGAAACAATTTCAGCTGCATTAGCTGCTGACATTGCTTACGCAGTAACATCATCTAATCCTGTTGCTTCTAATATGTACAATTTATTTCAAGAAAAATTAAAAGAAGCTAGATTTGTAGATGCTACTGAAGGCTACAATACTAATCCAGATAATGGTCAAGCAGATGTTGTTGGAGCTTCTACTTTTGTAAACTCAAGGTACTAACCTATGGCTAGAGTTGCTGTTCAATTAACGAACTTCACAGGTGGTGAATTATCACCAAGGTTAGATGGTAGAAATGATTTACAAAAATATCCTACAGGATGTAAGACTTTAGAAAATATGATTGTGTTTCCTCATGGAAGTGCAGCAAGAAGAAGTGGTACACAGTTCGTAGCAGAAGTAAAAGATAGTTCTAAAGAAACAAGATTAATTCCTTTTGAGTTTAGTACAACACAAACTTACATACTTGAGTTTGGTAATCAGTACATAAGATTTTATAAAGATGATGGTCAAATATTATCTGGATCTCCAGCTGTAGCTTATGAAATAGCTTCACCTTATTTAGAAGCAGAACTATTTGATATTAAGTTCGCACAATCTGCTGATGTTATGTACATTTGTCATCCTAATCATGCTGCTAGAAAACTTGCAAGAACAGGTCACACATCTTGGACACTAACAGAAATTAATTTTACTGATGGACCATATATGGATGATAATATTACATCAACAACAATTAGTATGTCAGCTCACACAGTTGGAAGTAATAGAACTTTAACAGCTTCATCAACAACAGGTATTAATAGTAACACAGGTTTTCAAACAACAGACATTGGAAGGTTAGTTAGATTTAGAAGTGGTTATGGAAAAATAACTGCAAGAACATCTGCAACTGTTGTTAAGGTTCAAGTATTAGAAGATATGGGTTCATCTAGTTCATCAACGAATTGGTCGCTAGGTTCATTCTCAGATACTACAGGTCATCCTTCTTGCGTAACCTTTTTTGAACAAAGACTTGTTTTTGCTGCAACACTATCTCAACCACAAACAATATTTTTTTCTAAATCTGGCGATTACGAAAACATGGATGAAAATAGAGGTGGGGTAGTAGCAGATGATGATGGTATTATTTATACAATTGCATCTAACCAAGTAAATGCAATTAGATTTATGACAGCTACAAGAACTTTAATTATTGGTACAGCTGGTGGTGAGTTTGCAGTTAGTGGTGGTGGAGCTGATAATGCTATTACACCTACAAACATATTAATTAAAAAACAATCTAACAATGGTGCAGCAAACGTAGATGCTTTAGCTGTTGGTAACGCAACTATCTTTCTCCAAAGAGCTAGAAGAAAATTAAGAGAACTAGCTTACAACTTTGACGTTGATGGTTATGTTGCTCCAGACTTAACAATCCTTGCCGAACACATTTCTGAAAGTGGATTTAAACAACTATCGTATCAACAAGAACCTAATCAAATTATTTGGTGTTCAAGAAATGATGGTCAGTTAGTTGGTTTAACTTATCAAAGAGAACAACAAGTAGTTGCTTTTCACAGGCATATATTTGGTGGAGCATTTGGAAGTGGTAATGCAGTTTGTGAAAGTGTTGCAACAATTCCAACAGATGATTCTGAATATCAAACATGGGTAATTGTAAAAAGAACAATCAATGGTGCAACAAAAAGATATGTAGAATTTATTCATCAATATGACTTTGACGAAACAGATGATACTTCATTTAATTTTTTAGATTCACAATTATCTTATAGTGGATCACCTGTAACAACATTATCTGGTTTATCACACCTTGAGGGTCAAACAGTTTCAATATTAGCTGATGGTGCAACGCATCCAGACAAGGTTGTAAGTTCTGGAGAGATCACATTAGATAGATCTGCAAGTAAAGTTAAAATTGGATTAAGCTACACATCCTTATTACAAACAATGAGAATAGATGCTGGTTCACAGAATGGTACATCGCAAAGTAAAACTAAAAGAATCTATGAGATTACTGCTAGACTTTACGAAAGTATTGGTATCGAGATTGGTCCAGATCTAGCTAACATGGAAAGAATACCATTTAGATCTTCAGCTAACGCAATGGATACTGGCATCAATGTATTTACAGGAGACAAAGAAATAGAATTTAGAGGGAATTATGAAACAGATGGTTTTATATTTGTAAGACAAACACAACCTTTGCCTTTGACGATACTGTCATTATATCCTAAACTTCAAACTAACGATGGATAGAATATTAAATATAGTATCATACAAAGGAGAACATGGAGCATACATTATGAAGCAACAGATGAATCATACATTGATGGATAAGGATATGGAGTTTGATGGTAACGCAAAGAACCTAGAACAAGATAACTTAGCATTTACAGGTATGATTGATGGTAAACCTATCTTTGCTGCAGGTATGAAAATTATTTGGAATGGTGTTGCAGAAGGTTGGGTGTTAGCTACTAAAGATGCTTTAGATCATCCTTTGCTAGTCGCAAGAGCAATTAGAAAAGATTTCGCAAGGATTGCTAAAGAAAATAATATCAATAGAGTTCAAACTGCTGTAAGAGCAAACTATACAACTGGCTTAAAATTTGCTAAGTGGTTAGGTTTAGAGGAAGAAGGATTAATGAAAAAATTTGGCTTTGATGGTTCAGATCAATATATGTATGCGAGGCTATTCTAATGGGTTGGCAAGCAGCAGTAGTAGGCGCAATAGGCGCAGCAACATTTAAACAACAAGGTAAAATTGGTAAATTTAATCAATCAGTTCAAAATAGAAATGCAGAAGTTGCCGAACAAGAATCTTTACAAATAGAACAAAAAACTGAATTTGATATTGCTAGGTTTAATGAATCTTATCAAAAATTAGTAGGTCAAGCAGAAGTAGCTTTTGCTAAATCTGGTGTTGTTTCTGGAACAGGCACAGCATATAGAATAGCTGCAGCAAATGCTAGAGAGAAATATATGCAAGAAAATATTATGAGATACAATTCTCAAGTTGCTCAATCTAAAAAAATTGAAGAAGCAAACTTTGCAAAAATATCTGGTCAAATGGCTAGAGAACAATCTAGAATGGCTCAAATACAAACAATAGGATCTACAGGAACAAGTTTACTTAATATGGGTAATTTTGGTGGTGGTCAATCTTACAGTAAAACTTATACTGGTTTTGGTCAAAGTGGATATGGTAGAGATCCTGGAGATATAATGTAATGCCAAAAATACCTACATTTACAACTGAAGCAACAATAACAGGTGAAGTTGGATCTGTTAAATCTAATATTCAAATGAGTCTTGATCAAACTATTGGATCTGCTTTAGCACCTGTAACAAAAGAAATTGTACAACACGCAGTTAAGAAAAAAGATTTTGAAAATAAAACAGAAGCATTGAGATTAGAAAATGATTTTATCAGAGATATGCAAGACGTTTATGATGAAGCAGGAAATTTAGAAAATAATGATCAAGCACAATCTATTGTTAAAAGTAAATCAAATATGTTGATACAAAAATATTCTAGTTTAGCAAGTAACAATAATTCAAGAACTTTATTTAATCAGTATGCTTTATCTGAAGTGCAGAAAGGAATATTTAGAACAAGTACAGCAGTTGAAAAAAATACTTTAATTGCTTTAGATACTTTAGTTAGTCAAAAAAAAGAAAAGTTAATGATAACTGCTATAGATACTGATGAAGGATTTGATTATGCAGTTTTGGGTAGTGATTTAGAAAATTTATATACAACGAACTATAAAGGTAAAGTTTCAGATGCAGTTTTAGGTAGTATGATTGCAGGAATACCTAATGAAATAAAATATTTAGAAGCAGAGAAAATGATTTCTGATTCTCCTAGAGAAGCATTGAAAATGTTAAAAAATGAAAATGATTTTGTAGGATTAAATTATAAATCAAGAATACAATTAATAGATAAAGCTCAAAAAACCTTAATACCTATTGTTCAAGCTCAATGGAAATCTCATGTTGAACAAATAAATGATGGTCAAGATGTTGAGCCTTTTGATTTAGAATTAGTAGCAGAAGTTCTTCCAGAAGAAGTTGCAAACGCAATGATTCAACAAGAGACTATTTTTAGAGATACTGCAGACAATATAAAAATACTTTTAAGATCAAGTGAAAAAGAAGTGTATAAAGTTTCTGAAGGTTTGATAAAAGAAGCAGAAGAAATGTATCTTTATGATAAAGCAAAAGATATTAAAAAAACTTATGAGTCAATTGTAGCTCAAAGACAAGAAGATATAAAAAATGATCCTGTAGAATATACTATTAGAACTAGTCCAGATATTAAAAATTTAGTACAACAATTAGAAAATGAACAAAATCCAGATATAGCTGCAAGTCTTTCTAAAGAACTTGCTGTTAGTATAATGGAATACCAAACTAAAAATCTTGGTATTAAAAAAACTAATCAAAAAGTAATGACAAATTCTATGTCATCACAATTTATAAGTGAATATAAACAAGCAGCTAAAGATAAAAATGTTAATTTACAAGAAGCTATGCTTCAAGGTTTAGCTACAAAATATGGTAATTTAGAAGATGAAGCATTAGCACAATTAATGATTGATGGATTACCACAAGGTGCAAGAATGATAAGTGCTGGTTTCGCAACTCAAGAAGATAAAATGAAATTTTTAAGTCTTGATGATCCAGACGTAATAAAAGATATAAAACAAAACTTAAAAGATATGGGTGATACAGATATAAGTTTTCAAAAAATGAGAACAGCTATTAGACAAACCTCAGATTTTAAAGATATAGAAAACGTCATAAGAAGAAATGTTCCTTTTGATCCTAGTGATGAAATTCCAGTAATTGAAGATGTTGTTGAATTTTTAGCAAAATATGGAGCCAATGAATTTTTAAATGGTGATGTAAAAACTTTTAATGCAGCAGCAGAAAAAGCAGCAAATTTTTTTACTAAAAATTTTGATATAGAAGATACTTATTATTTTGAAAAAACTTTTGTAGATTCTACTACAGGAAAAAGAATTCTTCCTCAAAAAATGGAAAGAAATAAACAAATGATGGAAATTATAAAAAATAATTATTTATCAAAACTTAATTTAACTACTTTTAGTTCTAAAAAAGAAGGTATTACAAGTGAGCAATTAACAGAAAAAATGCAGTATCAAATGAGAGAAAATGGAGAATGGAGAAATTCACCAGATGGAAAAGGTTTTGTTTTTGGTATTGTATTAAGTGGAAATAGTTTTGGAATAGTTGAAGATGCAAATGGAAATCCATTATATTTTCCAAAAGATTGGGATAAAGATACAGTTCCTGGATTTGATATTGTAGTTGACTTAGATATTGAATCTAAAAAACAAATGTCTAGAGGGTACCTTGGTTCTCAAGAAAAAATGAAAGAAAAAGATTTTTCTCTTGGAAAAAGACCAAGTGAAATTCCTACAGAAGCATTTCAAATTTTAAAGTAACATGGCAAATTTTACATTTGGTTTAAACGTAAACGAAACAGCTAAAGAGTCTGGCTATGATCAATACAAAACTTCTTTTCGTGAAGTATTAGGTGCTACTTATGAAGAGACTATAAATTTTAATCCAGCATATAGATTATATAAAAGTTATCAAATTTCAGATGCTAAAAATCAATCACAAGAAGAAGGTATAGAGCCAATTAGTAAACAAGAATTAAACAAAAAGTATTCAGATTTAGGTTTGTATTTTGAAAATGATGAATATCAATCTGTTGTAGATATTATGGTTGATCAGAAAAAAGAAGAAAGAGAAAGACAAAGTATATTAGAGCGTGGACCACAAGGATCATGGAATCCTTTTTCTGGTGGTTTTTATGTGGGTGCTGCAAAATTAGCAGTAGGTATTGGTGGTAGTTTTCTTGATCCTATAAATATTGGAGCATCTTTTATTCCTGTATTTGGTCAAGCTAGATTTGCTAAACTTGTTGCTCAACCTAGTATGACATTGCCAAGAGCAAGAGCAATCAGAGGTGCAGTTGAAGGATCTTTTGGTGCAGCAGTTGTTGAGCCTATTGTTTATAGTTCTGCAAAACAAATACAAGCAGATTATGGAATAGTAGATAGTTTTATAAACATTGGCTTTGGCACTATTCTTGGTACTGGACTTCATGTGGGTGCAGGTAAATTAAAAGATATTAGAACTGCTAGAAAGTTTCAAGAACAACTAATTAAAAATAAAAAAGATTTAGATGCTGGTACTGGTGGAGAACCAGAATTAAATTTATATAAACAGTATTATCCAGAAAATAGTGACATCATGATGAAATTAGAAAAAACAGATCCTAGAACTAGAGAACTATTACTTCAAAAGGCTATAGGTGATGTTATGCAAGAAAATCCTGTAGATGTAACTGGTGTTGTTAATGCTGATGCAACTCTTCGTGTTGGTGAAGCAGAAACTCCTACAGTTAAAATTGATCCTTCAAAAAAAATAACTTCCGATCAAATAGAATTACAAAATTTTCAACAAAAAATTATAAATAAAGATGCAAAAGCATTAGAAAAAGACAATCCAATTGTAGAAGAAAGATTATTAAATTTAAGAAACAAGCAAACAGAATCTGGTTATGATTTAAATTTTGGTGATGATTTAGAAGGAGAATTAACAGTTCAAAAAACAAAAGATAATTTAGATGAATTAAAAACTAAATCAAAAGATTTAGAAAAAATTACAGCAGATTATATTAACTGTAGGAATGGTAGATAAAAATGGCTAAAAATGTATGTATAACTAGAATAGAAAATTTATTAAAAGAATCGTCTTTTACTGGAGTAAAAAAAGATGAAATAATGAATAGCCTTAAACAAGCTATGGCAGAAAGAAGACTTAATCGTATAGATGAAATTAATGTAGATGCTATTGCTAAAGATGTTTCTGAACAAATAAAAGCACAAAAAATAATAGATAGAGCCAATGCTTTAAATGATGAAATTATCAGAAGAAAAAGAGCTCAATTTATTATTGATAATTATCAAGGCATTGAAGAAGAAGGTTTAATGGCAGCAATAGTTGGATCAAATGAATTAAGACCAGGAGCTAGAGATTCAGTTGCTGTTGCTCAAGATGTTGCTCAAGCAGATTTAATTAATTCTTTTAAACAAAAAGTTAGAGAAGCAAAATTAGATAAATTATTTACTGATGCTGATCTTCCAACACAAGAAAGAATAGCAAAAGTTATGGAAGAAGCTGGAGCGCAACCAACAAATGTAGAAAAATTAGCAGGTATAAAACCTCGTATTACTGAAACTAATCCTCAAATTAGAAAATTAGGAATACTAATGGAAGAACATTCTGAAGCAGTTAGAGTAATGTTAAATGATAGAGGAGCCAACATTCCTAAACTTTGGGGTTGGGTTGTTAAACATAATCACGATCAATTTAATGTAAGAGCTGCTACAGAAACTTTAGGTATGAATTTAGATGATATAAAAGCAGATGCTAATTTAAAAGGTAGTGATGTAAATTATAATAAAAATTTTAAAGCTTGGAAAAATTTTACATCTAAATATTTAGATGAAAGAACTTTTGATACTGTTGATGATAGAGATGATTTTTTTGTAGACGTTTATAATTCTTTAGTAGGAAACAAAATTCAATTAGCAGAAGGTGTTAATAATATTTTTGGATCAAGAAATGTAACAAAAGCAGCAGGTGGTAAAAGGGTTTTGCATTTTAAATCTGCCTCAGATTGGTTTACTTATCATAAAAAATTTGGTCATGGAAATCTTCAAGAAACATTTCTTTCTGGATTATTAACAGCAGGAAGAAATATTGGAATAATAGATAAATTAGGATCTAATCCCAAAGCAAATTTTGATAAAATAAGAATGGCAGTATATAATCATGTTAAAAAAAGTGGAAGAGATTCATCTAAACTTGCTAGTGAAGAATATTTTAAAAAATTTTATATGCAAATAAATGGATCAAATTATACTGTAGAAAATTTTACTTTAGCAAAATATGGATCAATACTTAGAGTTGGTCAAAACATAACAAAACTAGGTGGAGCTGCAGTATCTGCTCTTACTGACGTTGGTCTTTATGGTTCTGAAATGAAAGATCAAGGTGGTAAAACTTTATTGGGTGGAATGGGTGAAGCTTTTTCTGCTCTTGCAAAAATAAAAAATACAAAACAAAAAAAAGAAATAGCTGAAATGTCATTATTAATGACAGATGGATTAATAAATGATATGGCTGGAAGAAATCAAGTAGGAGATAATTTAACTAGGGGAGCCACTCAAATACAAAGAACATTTTTTAAATTTAATTTATTACAATGGTGGACTAACACTTTAAAAGAATCCGCTATGTTAGGTATGTCTAACTATTATGCAAGACAAAAAAATTTACCTTACAATAAATTAAACAAACAACTTAAATTATTATTTGAAAAATTTAATATAGATTCTAAAAAATGGGATGTTATTAGAAAAAATGGAATGGTTAAAGCTGATGATGGTATGGAATTTATTAACATTGGTACACTTGATAAAATTTCTGATGCAGATATTAAAAAAATTACAGGTATAGATAATTTAACTAAAAGAGAAATTGGAATAGAAAAACAAAAATTTAAACATTCTGTAGCTGGAATACTTTTAGATAGAACTTTGTTTGCTGTCATTCAACCAGATGCTAGAGTTAAAGGAATTATGAAACAAGGAACTTTAGCAGGTACTCCTATAGGAGAAGCTGTTAGTTTTCTTGGTCAATTCAAAGGTTTTCCTGTTGCAATATTTAATAAAGTAATAGGTAGAGATTTAGCTTATATGAGAGCTGGACCAAATCAAGATATAGGTAGAGGTGCAAGAGGTATAGCAGCAACTATAGTTACAAGTGCTTTATTAGGTTATGCTTCAATGACTTTAAAAGATATTTTAAAAGGAAGATCTCCAAGGGATCCTTCTAAATTAAATACAGTTCTAGCATCTTTATTGCAAGGTGGTGGTCTTGGTTTATATGGAGATGTTTTGTTTAAAGAACAAAGAGATGGATCAACTATTATAGCTGGTCTTGCTGGACCAACAGCAACAACTGTAGCAGACGTGTTGCTTGCTATTAATTATGGTATTCGTGGAGAAGGTGGCAAAGCAGGTAAAGCAGCATATAGAGCGGTTAGTAGTAACATACCTTTTATGAATTTATTTTATATTAAAACAGCATATGATTATTTAATAGGTTTTAATATGATGGAAACTATGTCTCCAGGCTCATTAAAAAGAGTGGAAAGAAGAATGAAAAAAGATTATAATCAAGAATATTTATTGACTAAACCATCATCAACCTTTAAAGGTTTTTAAATATGACAATATCATCGACTACAGTAAAGAACTCCTACTCTGGAAATGGTACACTCGATACCTTTAACTATACTTTTAAGATATTTGCAGACGCTGATATTCAAGTAATTATTAGGGATGCAACAGCAACTGAAACAGTTAAAACTTTAACTACACATTACACAGTAACAGGTGCAGGAAATGCTAATGGTGGAACTATTGTTTTCACAGCAGGTAATATTCCAACTGCTACAGAAACTGTAGTTATAAGAAGAGCATCACCACAAACACAAGCAATCGATTATATTGCTAACGATCCATTCCCTGCTGAAAGTCATGAAGAAGGATTAGATAGATCTATGATGGCTATTCAACAGCTACAAGAAGAAATAGATAGATCAATTAAATTATCAAGAACAAACACAATGACATCTACAGAATTTGCTGTTGGTGCAACTGAAAGAGCAGGAAAAATTTTTGGTTTTGATGATAATGGTGAACTTGTTGTATCGCAAGAACTAGGAACTTTTAAAGGTAATTGGGGTGCATCAACTACTTATAATGCTAGAGATATAGTTAAAGACACTTCAACAAATAATATATTTTTATGTAACACAGGTCATACATCTTCTGGTTCACAACCACTAACAACTAACACAGATAGTGCTAAATGGGATTTATTAGTAGACGCAGCTAGTGCTACAACAAGTGCTACTAATGCTGCCAACTCGGCAACTGCTGCAGCTACATCTGCAACTAATGCAGCTACCTCAGAAACCAACGCAGCTACTTCAGCAACTAATGCAGCTACTTCGGCAACTAATGCTGCAAATAGTTTTGATAGTTTTGATGACAGATTTTTAGGAACTAAAGCAAGTGATCCAACTTTAGACAATGATGGAGATGCTCTTGTTGAAGGTGCGATGTACTACAATTCAACAGACAACGATATTAGATTTTACAATGGTTCATCTTGGGATGCTCCTGCTACACAGGCTGCAACGAGTGCAACTGCTTCTGCTACTTCTGCTACAGCATCTGCAACTTCAGCTACTAACTCTGCAAACTCTGCTACGGCATCTGCTACATCAGCAACTAACGCAAGTAATTCTGCAAGTGCTGCATCAACTTCAGAAACTAATGCTGCGTCAAGTGCTAGTGCTGCTTCAACGTCTGCGTCAAACGCATCGACAAGTGAAACCAATGCTGCCACATCTGCTACTACGGCAACTACTCAAGCTAACAATGCTGCAACATCTGCTACTGCTGCACAGGCTGCTCAAACTGCTGCCGAACTAGCTGCTGATAATTTTGAAGATACATATTTAGGAGCAAAAACTTCAGATCCGACAGTTGATAATGATGGAGACGCTTTAACTGCTGGAGATTTATATTTTAATACAACATCAAATATATTAAAAGTTTACAATGGTTCATCTTGGCAATTAGCTGCTATAGATGCAACTAGTTTAGCAACCAATGGATTTAGCATTGCAATGGCAATCGCTTTATAGTAAGGAGAGTATATGGCACAGAACTTTAGACGATACACAAGCAACGATGTAGGAACATCTGCAGCAACATTATTTACTTCAGACAGTTATGATACTGTTGTTGGTATATCAGTTGCAAACATAACAACATCATCAGTTATAGCATCAGTTTAT